AAGCCAGTTGGCTTCTAGCGTTGATGCAGACGTTGCTTCTGTGTTCAAGAACATCTATAACTCAGTCGGCACCCCAGGCACTGTTCCCGCCACGTCTTTGGTTCTGCTCCAAGCTAACCAAAAACTTAACGAGTTTGCAACGCCTATGGATCAGCGTTACGCAACGGTTAACCCCGCTGCCAATGCCGGTCTGGTTGAAGGCATGAAAGGTCTGTTTAACCCAACTAGCACCATCAGCAAGCAGTTCAAGAGCGGCATGATGGGCGAAGGCATTTTGGGTTTAGACGAAATGAACATGAGCCAATCCATTGGTGTTCACACCACTGGCGTGACTCCAACTCTGCCAATCGTGGCCACTACCGTTGCTTCTCAAGGTGCTACTTCCTTGGCAATCAGCTTCTCAAGCGGCTCACCCACGTTTAAGATTGGTGACGTGTTCACAATCGGCAGCGTGTTTGCAGTCAACCCACAGACCCGTCAATCAACCGGTTCGTTGCAACAGTTTGTTGTGACCGCTGACGTTACTGTTTCGTCATCGACCACTGCAACTTTGACTGTTCAACCTCCAATCTATACGCCTGATCACGCCTTGGCTACTGTGAATTCGTTCCCAGCCGCTAGCGCCGTGTTGACGTTCTTGGGTGGTTCAGCCACAGGTTACCCACAAAACTTGATCTATCACAAAGATGCAATTTCACTTGCAACTGCTGACTTGATCTTGCCAACGGGTGTTGACATGGCTTCACGCCAAGTGCATAACGGCATTTCGTTGCGTATCGTGCGTCAGTACGATATTAACAACGACCGTCTGCCTTGCCGTATTGACGTGTTGTACGGTTTTGCAGCGATTCGTCCGGTTACCGCCGTTCGACTCTGGGGCTAAACAAATGGGGGCTTATGCCCCCGTTTCTAATCTTTTTTAAGGAAATCTATCATGGCACTCCCTAATGGCGCAGGTGGCTATCAACTTGGCGATGGCAATCTCAACGAAATTAACATTGTCACGCAAGTGACTCCTACAGCTAAAGTAGCCGCAGCCACTCTGACTGCTGCTGAGTTAGCAACTGGCATCATCACCTACACGGGTGCTGCTGTTGCGTTAACAATGCCTTTGGGCGCTGATCTTGACGTGGCGTTCCCGAGCATGAAAGTCAATAGCTGTTTTGACTTTTACATCATCAACATTGGCGCTACAAACGCCGCTACGGTCACGGCTAACACCGGCGTGACTTTGGTGGGTGTTGCAGCAGTTTCTGCTAACACCGCTTGCCAATGGCGTGTTCGCAAGACCGCTGACGCAACTTACGTCGCTTACCGCGTCGCAGGTTAACGCGTAGAGGGGCGGGCGATCCTCGCCCCTCGCACTAGGATCCTAAATGCACATTTACTTAAAGCACCCGCAACACGGTTCAAAAGTTGCCACTTCTGATAAAGAAGCGGAATATGATGAACAAAACGGGTGGACACGTTATACTTTGGATACGCCTGTAGAGGTGGAGCCTGTCAACGAGCTAAAACGTCGTCGTAAAACTTCGGACTAACTATGGCAACTTACACAGCGGGCGACCAGATCAATGGGGCTTTAAAGCTACTTGGCGTACTCGCTGAAAGTGAAACGCCTTCTGCCGCCACTTCGCAAGACGCGTTGGTGACTCTAAACCAAATGATTGACTCATGGTCAACCGAGCGTTTATCGACGTTCAATACGGTTGATCAGACGTTTACATGGCCGGTAGACCTTATTACCCGCACACTTGGCCCCACGGGTGACTTTGTAGGCGCGCGCCCTGTTCTGTTGGACGACGCCACTTACTTCCGCGATCCAAGCACCAACGTGTCGTTTGGCATCAAGATGATCAATCAGCAGCAATACAACGGTATTGCTGTAAAGACGGTGACCTCTACCTACCCACAGGTAATGTTCACCAACATGACGTTCCCCAACATTACAATGACCGTTTACCCAAAGCCTACGCGGCCTTTGGAGTGGCATTTTGTTTCAGCGCAGGTGCTTGATCAACCGGCAACTCTTGCAACTGAGCTTTACTTCCCACCTGGCTACATGAGAGCGTTTCGCTACAATTTGGCTTGCGAACTTGCACCTGAGTTTGGTGTCGAGCCGTCGCAGCAAGTGTCGCGCATTGCAATGACATCTAAGCGCAATTTGAAACGTATCAACAACCCTGACGACATTATGTCGGTGCCTTACGCTCTGGTATCAAGCCGCCAGCGCTTTAACATCTACTCCGGTAATTATTAAGGACTAACCATGCCAAACGTAGCCATTACTGCGCTGCCTGTTGCAAGCTCTGCTGTTACGACAGACGTATTGCCAATTGTGCAAGGCGGCGTTACTAAACAGGTCACCAACGCGCTTTTGTTTACTAGCCCTACGCTTGTAACCCCCGCGCTAGGTACGCCCGCCTCGGGCGTTTTGACCAACTGTACCGGACTGCCTGTTGCTACAGGCGTAGCTGGGCTAGGCGCAAGCGTAGCGGCTTTTCTTGCTACACCATCAAGCGCAAATCTACGCACCGCGTTGACAGACGAAACTGGTACGGGCGCAGCGGTATTTGCTACTTCACCCTCGTTGGTAACCCCTGCTTTGGGTACAGTTGCGTCAGGCAATATTTCGGCGTGTACTAGCACTTCAATGTCTTTAACCACACCGGTGATAGGCGCAGCTACTGGTACAAGTTTAAACACTACCGGCAACCAAACCATTACCGGCACAGGCAAGCAAGGTTACGCCGCAGGGTCGGGCGGCGCGGTTGTTCAAGCTACAAGCAAAGCAACAGGCGTCACGCTAAATACGTCTAATGGCCAGATCACAATGGTCAACTCCGCGCTTGCGGGAACTACAATTGTTTCGTTTACGCTTACTAACAGCGTAATTGAGGCGGGCGACATCATTGTGATGAACCATATCTCTGGCGGCACGTTGGGCGCGTATGCGTTTAACGCTTCTACCGCCGCAGGGTCAGCGTCAATTAACGTTAGCAACTTAACCACCGGGTCACTATCTGACGCCATTGTGCTGCGCTTTGCAGTCATCAAGGTTGTGAGTGCTTAATGCAAACGCCTATCCTCGGCAGCGCTTATGTTGCTCGCAGCGTAAACGCTGCGGACAACAGAATGGTAAACCTGTTTCCCGAGATAATTCCCGAAGGCGGGCAAACTCCGGCGTTTCTAAATAGGGCGCCAGGGTTAAAGTTTTTGCAGACAGTTGGCGCAGGCCCTATCCGTGGGTTGTGGGCGCACCAGACTAACGGTTCAGACTTCTACGTTGCATCTGGTCAAGAGTTTTATAAATTAAACAGTTTAACTGGTACGCCTACTTTATTAGGCGTTATTAGCGGTACGGGTCAAGTATCCATCGCCGATAACGGTACACAATTGTTTATTGCGTGTAACCCACGGTCGTACATCTATAACGAAGTCACAAATCAATTTGCTGAGATTCTTGACCCTGATTTTACGGGTGCGGTGACAGTTGGCTACCTTGACGGTTATTTTGTCTATAACGAGCCAAACAGTCAAAAAGTTTGGGTAACTGAATTGCTTGACGGCACTCAGGTTGACCCGTTGTCATTTGCAAGCGCTGAAGGTTCACCTGACGGTTTGGTAGCGATCAACGTAAACCACCGCGAGGCTTGGCTATTTGGCACGGACTCGGTTGAGGTTTGGTACAACGCAGGTCTGCCTGACTTCCCACTTACCCGCATCCAAGGCGCGTTTAACGAACTTGGTTGCGCGGCAGCGTTTTCGGTTGCCAAGTTAGATAACAGCATATTTTGGCTTGCCCAAGACGCGCGCGGCGAAGGTGTTGTTTATCGTTCACAAGGTTATTCTGGCCAACGCATTAGCACCCACGCAATTGAATGGCAGATTCAGCAATACCTCGATATGTCCGACGCGGTAGGATACACATATCAACAAGACGGCCACGCCTTTTATGTGCTGAATTTCCCATCTGCTAGCGTCACTTGGGTATACGACGTGGCCACCCAAGGTTGGCACGAACGTGCGGGGTTCTTAAATGGTTTGTTTACCCGCAACCGTGGTAACTGCCAATGC